TTGGAACTGGTGGTAGTTCTGCATTCAGTACTGCTTTTGCAACTCCAAGTGTTGCAGGGGGTTCTGTAAGTGGTGATCCGGGAACAAACCAAACTGTAACTGCTGGAGACTTGGCTGTAAGTATCAGTGGTAACATATCCAATACAACATTAACAACAAGCCAAATTCCAAGTCACACTCATAATTATACAAGTCCACGAGTTGGAAATACCAATTTAGCATATCATGGTTCACCAGATGCAAAAGCAACTCCAACTGTTAATGGAGCTACAACAACTAGTACTGGTGGTGGTGGCTCACACAATCATGGACATAATTTAAGTGGCAGTATGACTGGTAGTCCAACTCTTAGTGGTAATGTGACAGCAGGTAACTTAGCAGTTGGTGCATCTACTGCATCTATTAACGTAAATTATGTAGACTTTATTATAGCTAATAAGGATTAATATGAAGTTAGAAGTAGAAGATAATTGTCCACTTAATAACTTTAAAAAATGCAAGCAGTTTAAATGTGCATGGTTTGTACAAATGAAAGGTACAAATCCTAATGATGGTAAAGAAGTAGATGAATATGCTTGTGCTATAGCATGGTTGCCAATGTTGTTAGTAGAAAATGCAATGCAATCCAGACAAACTGGTGGTGCAATAGAGTCATTTAGAAATGAAATGGTAAAGGCAAATGAGTCAAATCAAAACTTATTACAATTATCAAAGTTTATGGAACAAAGAACAAATAAGGCATTATCATAATGAATGATATGACAAAAATTAAAAATATAACATTTATATCTAAATACGAAAACATAGCTTCTGATGATTACTGCGACAGAATGATTGCTAAATTTGAGTTATTATTAAAAGATTCTTCTGTTCATATGGCATATGGTTCAGAGCAAAATGGTTCTAAAAACAGAAAAGATTTTCAATTTTATTTTGATGAAAAAAGAAATGATACAGAAGATTTGGCTACAGAAACTCATAAGATATTAGATATTGCTTTAGCAAAATATATGGATGAGTTTCCATCGTTTGCTATAATACCATGTTACAGTAGAGTTATAAAAGTACAAAAAACGCCACCTAAAGGGGGGTTTCACGAATGGCACAGAGAGCATTTTCTTGGTGAAGCATCCCATAGAATATTAACATGGACAATTTATTTAAATGATGTACCCGAAGGTGAAGGCGAAACTGAATTTCTTGAGTATGGAACGAAAGTGCAACCCAAAAAAGGAACTGTGTGTTTTTTTCCAGCTGATTGGACACATACACACAGAGGAAATGCAGTTTATACACATGATAAATACATCGCAACTGGTTGGTATTACCAAGTTTGAGGAGAAAAATAATGGCAAAAATAATATACATACACGAGGGAGAAACAGATAACACAGCAAGAATAGCTATTGATGGCGAGTACATTGACTCAGCAAATTTTGTTGGGTTTGTTGATAGTAACATTCATGCAATACAATGGGATGGTTCATCAGGTGAAATTGAGTACAAGGACAACACACCAAATGAAACAATAACAGATATATCATCTTATGGTTTTGAAACAAAATATGCGACAGAAAAACAAACAATAGCAGATGCTAAATCACAAGCTGAAATACAAGCTGAGGCTGAAAGAGTTATTAACATGACATATGCAGATAAAAGATTAGCAGAGTATCCATCTATAGGCGATCAGTTAGATGACATTTATCACAATGGTATTGATGGTTGGAAAGGTACAATCAAAGCAATTAAAGATAAATATCCAAAAGAATAAATATGAAATATAAAGTCTTTGACAATTTTTTACCTAATGAAGAATTTAATGCAATAGCAAATATAATTATGTCTCAAAATTTTCATTGGTATTACTTACAAGGTGTGGCTTCAAAAGCAAATGAAGATGAAGCCGCCAATAACAACAATTTTTTTTTTGCACACCTTCTTTATGCAGCTCATCAACCTACTTGTAATCATTATAATGATATTATGGGTAGTGTAGAAAGAGCATTGAATGTAAAGGCAAATATGATTGTTAAATCTGTTATAAGAATAAAATGTAATTTATATACGAGGACTGAAAAAATATTTGAACACGAGTTTCATGCTGATCAAACTTTTAGTCATCATGCTTGTATTTTAGGTATTAATGACAATGATGGTTACACGATTTTTGAAAATGGAGATAAAGTTGAAAGCAAGGCGAACAGAATGTTAGTTTTTGATGGAAAAGATAAACATTGTTCAACAACGTGTACAGATCAAAAAGTAAGATTAAATATTAACTTTAATTTGTTATAGGAAACAAAAGGAATAATAAATGGTTAAGGCTAGTGATGTGAAAGCACAGATTGATACACATGAAGCGATTTGCTCAGAACGCTGGCGAGAGACAATCACTCGAATAAAGAGGATTGAGGCGTTGATGATTGGCGCTGCTGGCACAATTATTCTTCTCTTGGTTTCTATAATCATTAAATAAATAGGTTACTCATGTCATGCTGGAAATGCTGGTGGCAGCTAATGCTGCTTTTGCAGTCATTAAAAAAACTGTCGAAAATTCAAGGGATATTGCAAATGCTGGAGCTGCGATCTCCAAGTTTTGCGCAGCTGAAGATCAACTAAGAAATGATTTACATAAAAAGAAAAATAGTATTTGGACAAATTTTCTAGGCAAACAAGATAGTGACCTGGAAGAATTTATGGCCCTGGAGCAGATCAGAAAAAAACAAGATCAGTTAAGAGAATTTATGCAGCTGTATGGGCGAGCTAATCTTTACAATGATTACGTTGCTTTTTGTGCAGAAGCCAGGAAGAACAGAAAACAAGCTGCGCTAGATAGAGCAAAAAGAAAACAAAAGATCCAGGATATATTTCTAAAAATTGTATTAGGTATTTTGATTACAGCTTTATTAAGTGGAGTAATTACTGTCTTGGTAGTTATAGCAAAGAAAAAAGGTATAATATGACCGCATTTCTTCTAGTATGTTCGCTGAATGGTATAATGATTAATGGTATTTATTTCCAAAACGTAAATCATTGCGTAGATTACAAAGATAAACTTAACCAACAAACTTTTATGAAAGACGATAAGCCACAAACATATGAGTGTATATGTAAGCTTGTGCCATTTGTGGATACAGAAAAAGTAAAGGTGTATTGATGGCGCAAAAAAAATTACAAAAAGAATCAATATATGCTGAGTATGATGAAGATGGTGATGGCATAGTATCTGATGCTGAACTTAGTCATGTAGCGGAAATAAAAAAACTTGAACATGATCTTAGGAAACAAAGAGCGCAAAGACGTATGGCAACCGCAAGCCTGGTTGCTATGGGATTGTTTACTGCTGCAATGTTTTTTGTTTCTATACCAAGAGTTGAAGCGCTAGCAGATATATCAAACCTCTTTTATATTACTGGAGGTGGTATCGTAGCTGCTTACATGGGAGCTTCAGCTTTTATGAATAGGAAATAATTATGTTACAATTTTTAACACCGCTTGCATCCCTGGCATCTAGTTTTATGGAATCTAAGATTGAACAGACCAAAGCAAAGGGAGCTGTAGCCAAAGCAAAAGCTGAAGCAGAAGCTGAAGTTATGAAAACCGCTGCTACACATGATAGCAAGTGGGAACTTATTATGGCACAAAGCACACAAAGCTCGTACAAAGATGAGATCATAACTGTAATAGTATTGATCCCAGTGATCTTGGTATTCATCCCTGGTATGGAAGATATAGTCAAACAAGGATTTGATAGATTAAACGAGTTACCAGATTGGTATCAGAATGTTTTGTATGTAACCATCCTTGCTGGCCTAGGATTAAAAGGTTTAGACAAATTCAAGAAAAAATAAGGCTCTCAGATGCGCCAGGAGCGCCGAAACAAAAGGGCCGTGTATGATTACACCTGGAGAAATTAGCCAAAATGATGTTATCAAATAATTTTTCAATTAAAGAATTAATTAAAAGTCAAACAGCTGAACGCCGAGATATAAATAATAATCCTGGTGCAGATGAAATATATTATTTAAAAATTTTATCTGAAAAAATATTACAGCCAGTACGAGATCATTACAAAATTCCTTTTACTGTAAGTTCTGGTTATCGTTGCCCAGAATTATCTATTGCTATAGGTAGCTCAAAGAAAAGCCAGCACTGCAAAGGCCAGGCAGCTGATTTTGAAGTTCCTGGAATACCTAACTGGGATCTATGTCATTACATTAAAGATAACCTAGAATACGATCAGCTTATTCTTGAATGTTATACTGGTGGTAATAGTGGCTGGGTGCATTGCAGTATAGCAGATAATCCAAGAGGTGAGTTGCTTACATTTGATAGATTAAATGGTTATCGCAAGGGATTAATAGATGACTCTTAAAAAATATCAGAATCCAAAAGGTGGATTAAATGCAGCTGGTAGAAAATATTATAAAAGGACTGAGGGCAGCAATTTAAAAAGACCAGTCAAGTCTGGAACTAATCCTAGGCGTGTATCTTTTGCAGCTAGGTTTTCTGGAATGAAAGGTCCGATGAAAGATAGCAAGGGTAGACCAACCAGGAAAGCTCTTGCTTTAAAAGCCTGGGGATTCAGATCAGTTCAATCAGCCAGGAATTTTGCTAACCGAAACAAAAAAAGGAAAACATAAATGGCATACGGAAAAAAGAAACCAATGAAAAAAGCTCTAACTAAAAAGCAAAAAACATTACCTACGTCTTTGCAAAAGAAAATTATGAAATCCAAAAAGAAATAATTAAGAGGTAATTATCATGGCAAAACGACCAGGACTTTATGCAAATATTCACGCCAAGAGAAAAAGAATTGCTGCTGGATCCAAAGAAAAAATGCGCAAGCCTGGAACAAAAGGTGCGCCAACTGCAAAGAATTTTAGGGCAGCTGCTAAGACAGCAAAGAAAAGATAAAATCCCAGGTATGATTTAACCTGGAATTACTTTTGAATCTGTAGCGGCTTTAAATCGCCAGCAATCCACATAAGATATGACGATCCCAGTCATATTATTCATTCCCTTAAAATACGTTCATAGCGGTATTTTTTTAACTGAGTAACAATTTCAGTAACAGACAAATCTATATCTAGCTATTGCTAATTATATCTACATATGTATAATCTTAGTATGAGCAACGATTAGCGATAATCAGCGACACAAGGATATGATTCCATAGGGATTCGAATCTCGTAGGGATCACCACTTAACTCATTGATATTGCTAGGAAGTTTTTAGTTATTTGTTTCTCAGTAACGAGCCAGTAACAGAATATTAAAAACGCTAGGGGTTTTTATTTAACTGAGATTTGCAAGTCTATTGACTTTTTACGTCATGCTCATTATATGTATAATATATAAGGAGTAAAAATTTATGATTAAAAAATACATAAATCAAGACAAGCAAAGGTTAAAATTAAATAATAATTCTTGGCGATTAAATCTAAGAAGTTATGGTGGTGGTCAAAAATTTTTCAAAACTTTCGACCAAGCAAAAAAAGAACTTGATAAATTTCTAGCTTTAGAAAAACAAAAGTTTGAGGATTCAGACAACTGGACAATCAAAGATTTGTTAGGTGAGTTTCCAGACCAGGATACAAAGTACGAATGGGATCAGCGATTAAAAAATAATGATCCATTAAGAACTTTTTATTTTAGAGAATATAAAAATATGAAAGGCGGCAAACCGCTACCAGATTATTTTGATAAATATAAATTTCAGTTTGATACGATCCTGGCAATCAACATTGGCGGTAAAACTGTCGGCGAACTGAGGCCCAGGGATCTGACTGTTGAGCATTGTGAAACTTACATTTTACCAACACTCTTTAACTCTGGTAGGAGAGGGAAGCGATCATATAAAACTGTTAAGGAAATGAGATCTTGTTTTAACAAGCTCCTGGCTTTTGGTAAAAGTAGAAATTGCCTGGCACAAAATCCAATGTTAGATGCTGAATTTAAAAAACCAGTATTAACTGATCCAATCAAGATAGAAAAATTATCTACTGATTTTATCCATGAGATAGATAGCCACTTACCTAAATCAATTAGGCTAGCTTATAGGTTCGCTTGCGGTACTGGCCTAAGATCTGGTGAGCAACGAGCTTTGACCTGGGAAGATATTAACTTTGAAATGTCTGAGGTTAATGTAAGAAGAAGCGCAAAGCTCAAGGTTGTCGTTAATGGTGAGGTTGAGCAGCACGGAGTAGGCCAGGTAAAAACTACAACATCAAATAGAATAGTGCCTATACCAGCTAACATACTAAAAGATCTTAAAGAGCTTTATATAAAACAAGGTAGGCCAGCTGGTACAAACTTTGTGTTTGGTACTAAGTATAATACAATGGTCGGCAGAACTTACTGGCGTGAGCAGCTGCAAAAGGTTGTTAAAAGTATTAGTGAAAAGCATATGAGGTGGCATGATCTAAGACATTACTATGCTAGTAAAATGCTAGAATACTTTGGCGATGATATATGGACTGTATCAAACCTTATGGGCCATAGTGATATTAAGATTACACAAAATGTTTATGGCCATTGGATGCAAGACCTGGCTAGAAAACAAAAACTTCAGCAGCAAATAGCTAACATAAACTTCTAATCACTAGGATAAAGCTCTACAATGTTGTCTAAATTTTGTAGAGCTTTTTTTAATGCTTCTTCAGATCCCATAAAATCTTCTAATGTTTTCCTGGTAATGTATCGCTTGCCGCCATCCATAATACAATTAATGGATCCTTTATTACACATTCTAATAATTCTATTATACTCAGTTCCTTTTGGTTTACATGGTCCAAAAAGAATTTGTGTAGCTTCTTTCATATTAAACAAAGCTTTATTATAGATCGTCAAAACCATTTGTAACCTCACTCTTTGTTTCATATTTAAGCTCATTACAAAAGGCTCTTGTCCTGGCTATGTTCATTTGATTGTCACCTTGCAGCTGCACTGACAATTCCATGCCCAGGTCTTTTATTTGTTTATGAATATCCTCAATAGATTTTTGCTGGGTTTCAGTAGGTGGGTGCGGCCTTTTCATTTCATCATCCCAGCCATTATCAAAGTTTAACCAGACACTTATCTTTACTTTTTGTCCAAAGTTATCTTCAGATGCAGATACTGATCTTTGAAATTTCATATTTGTATTTGAAAATTGTGGTGAGTTTCCCATAGTAGCTCCTATTGTTGTAGTGAATTAAGTTTTTTTTGATAATGTTCCTCGATTTCTCCATACATCCTTGGAACTATTGTTTTCATATTTTTAAGAACATCTTTGTTATTGTTAAACCAGTGCATACACATACTTTGTGACTTCATCTCATCAATATTTCGTAAATAATTTTCAGTTATTTTTTGCCATTTTTCCTGGTCATTATTTTTGTCTTTGTTTTCATCATCAGTTTTAGTCTGTTTTTCTTCTATGTTTTTGTTATTGTTGTTAGCCTTTTCAAGTTCGTCTGAGCTTGCCATTTCTCCACCATGTAATGCAGCAGCAGTAGCTAAAGCTCTCCCAAGACTACTCGTCATACAGTTTTCTATTGCTGAAGTTTTGTTAACCAGGGAGCTGCCTCGTATTTCTTCAGCGTGACCTACACCAATAGGTGTTTCTGGGTTGTCTCTATCTACGATGCAAGTTTTAGTAACAACTCTTTTGCCATCGTCAATTAAGATCTCTTCAACAATTCCATATTTAAAACCAAAGTGTTTTCTAAATATCTCCAGGCGTGAAGATACCATGCTATATTCTTTACCTTTTAAATTAATAGTTTTTAAATTAAGATCTTCTAATATAGCTTTAAGCTCACTCATTATTCATCTCCGCAACTTGTTTACCTTTACTTGTTATTAACCAGGACAATTCATAAGATCCTCTTTTGTTTTTTCTTTTGTCACCTGGTGTTATTAATCCATACTCATGCAGCTCAGTTAACCTAGGCCTTACAGATACAATATATCCATCAATATCGTTTACAATTTCAGATCCAGTTCTCCCACCAGTCCATCCAGAACTTGCTATTGATTTAAGGACAGCCAGGCGAAGTTTTTTAATTTTTGGCAAGATAAACTCCAAGGCTAATTGTTCAGTTTCCCTGGCGTTTTTATGGATGTTTGGTGGTGTTTCTAATATATCTATCATCTACATAGCTCCTGGAAATAAAATGGCTAGAATCCAAATTAAAAAATAAAAAAATGCGAACAAAAAAACAGCGCCAAAAAACTCACTTATCCATAACCAGGGATCTTTCACTTGATCCCCCATAGTTTTTTTGCTTCATCAATAATTACTGGTGGCTCAGACCAGCAAATATTAGTAAAATCTGGTTCAATTAATTTAAATAAATGATCTTTATCTTGTGCTACTTTTAGCAGTTCTTCTGTAGCTTTATGTGATCTGGTGATTGTTTGTACTATATCGGCTAAGTAATCATCTTGTAATTCTGGTGTATTATCCTGGTCAAAAATTCTATAGTCTGTAGCGTTAGCATAGACCAGGAAAGGCGGTAAGCCGCCATTACACGCCCAGAATCCAGCTACCTGGTACAAAGCTGCTTGCTCAAACGGACCAGTTAATGTTTTAGGTAAGCTTGCAGCTGCAAAACCAGACTTGGATGTTTTACTTATCCTGGACCATTTAGTTTTTAGATCTCCACGCCTATTATAATCTGGCCTGGTATTATGTGGCAGCTCACAGTCAGCTAAGTTTTTTATGTATTCTATTTCACCAACAATTTGATTATCTTTTTGCATGGCTTCTTGTAAGCCAGCTACAGCGTTTTTTGTTACGGCATCTATTTCATCTACATACTTAATCTTTTTGTTAGCATCTGTTCCATCATCCCATGTGCGAGCTTTAAATTTATTATAACTTTGTATAGCTTCTTCAATAGCTTCTCCAGGATCTATGTTATCAATCAGTATAGAATCAGCTGCTTCTTGCACTGTACGGCCACCAGCCATAGCTGCATTATCTTGACCATTTAGCTTTGAATCAAACTTTTCAATAGTAATCCAAGCTCTATCTCTAATATGTTTTTCATTATTTAAATTCTGATAAATATCCCAGGCATCAGATACCATTGGTCTAAGATGAACCTTGTCAAACAAAGCTTTGCATTTTAGTTTTGATTTTGGATTTGAGTGCCATAAATAATTAAATCTGGCAGCATAGCTAGGTGTTTCTGTGAATGTCATAGTATCCCCTAATTAAGATTAGGAGATCCTATTATAACTTGATTTATAAAGTCAAGAGGGTTGACTAAAACTTTTTTTCAACAATATTAAGTAAGTCTGGTCTTATCATGCAGCTTATAATAGGACACGCCCATTTGAGATTCAAACCAGATAATTTATAGACTGGCTGGCCAATAACACCAGTTACAACTGACTGATCTAGACGAGTGTGCGAATCATAGTTAGAGCTGATCGTATATGTGCCGCCTGGTTCTGGGTAAATAAGGCCCATTTGTGGTTGTGTGTGTTCATCAATCATAAAAATGCTTAATGTCATAAAGCAGTTAGGATCAACCTCGCTTTTGTTAATAGGCGCAGAATCAAACATATACATTCTATCATTTGCCCATTTTTTTGCTTTGCCCGTGTGTTTCGAAATCACAATTTTCCTAGTTTCGTTAGTAGGAAAGGGCAAAAAGAAAGCTTTTTGTTTTTCAGCTGGTGTTATTACATTTACTAAATGATTATCAAGATAACCAAAAACATAAGTAGGGTGCTGAACAAATAAAATATCCTGGGCAGTGCAATCTAGGATCATTGCATATTCTTCAGCATCTTTAATTGTAAATTGTAATGCACCGCTAATATGCCTTGATACTGTTTCTGGGCGAATCCCTTTACGCTCTGCTACTTCTTTATTAAGCAGACCAGACCTTCTTATCATGGCATCAAGATTGTTAGGCATAACTACAGTGTTTTTATTACTTTTGAATTTTAGTACAGACATCTTATTCCTTTTTTTTCTTTATCCAACTATTATTTACATCAATAAGATTGTTACAATATGTTGTGTTTTTTTATAATAGACACACAAAATGATGTAAAAAGTATATGAAATTGCATTATATTGATTTCATTATGACTTTATACGTCACTATTGTCAAATATATTTAGGGTATTGACGTTTAAAATCACTTCATGTTACTTCTAAAAGCATGACATTAGAAGAATATAGATTAGAAAATAATTTAAGTTACAAAAAATTAGCTGAAAAGCTTGGGTTTAAAGAAGCGACTGTAGCTCGAAGATGGTGCTTACCAAAGCAGCATAATCAAGCACTTACGCCAAGTCCTAAACATTTGAGTTTAATTTTAGATGTAACTATGGGGAGTGTCACGCCTAATGACTTCATTATCCGCAGAAATTGATTCGGAAGATATAGTTCATCTGCGAATCGCAAGATGGTTAGATATTATGTTACCTCCTGGATCGGTTTGGCATCATTCTCCGAATGAGGGCAATCGTCATGTTGCTTTCAAAGTTAAACAAAAACGTATGGGAACAAAAGCTGGCTGGCCAGACATAGAGATATTTGTACCAGGCGATCAGACGTTATGCGGTGCATCCTTATCAATATTTATTGAGGTTAAAGGCAGCAAGGGTAAAGCGACTGCCAATCAGATACTCATAAGAGACAAACTTGAAGAAGCTGGCGGTATCTGGCAGCTGTGCAGATCTGTAGACCAGGTACAAGAATTTTTAGAGGAATTAATTAAACTGAGGGGAAAATAGATGGGTCATTCCAATAAAACTGGTGCAAATCCAGTATCACAAATTTGCAAAGAATTAATTAAAAAGTCCAGGCCTTTAACACAACAAGAACTTGCAGCTGAAATAGCTGCCTGGAAAGCACAAGAGCTTAAAGTAGATCATTTTGATAGGATCGTTAAATGAATCCTCACCAGTATGCAGAAACAGCTGCACAAATATTAAAAGATAGAGCTGACAAGCTTGGAGATTACCAGGAGTTATATGAAAATTTAGCTGCCAGGTTAACACTAAGTTTCAAAAATAAATTAAAACCAGGTGAAAGATTCTATGCAAGTGATGCTGTTAAGTTTCATATTGAAAATAAATTAGCCAGGATGGACTGCGGCGAAGCCAACTCAGACCACAATTTAGATGGTGGAAATTATTTTTTTATTCATGGGGGGTTGACAGATGAATCACGATGACTGTAAAATTTCTGTCAAGCCTGGAGCTAAGCTTAGTGAAAATCTTAGCAATCATATTAATTCCTTAAATAAAAAACAAAGATTAGCTAACTTAGCTAAGATAAATAACTTAGCTAAGATGACTGTGAAAAGTACTAACACTGCTTATCAAGCAGCAGTTTCAAGGGGTACAAAGTTTCCCATAGATGAATTGCAAAGGCGTGTACTTGGCAAACTGAGAAAAACTTATAGTGAAGAAGCTTACAAAGATTTAGTTATTAACCTGGGATATCTACCAGCTTTTGAAAGGCTGGATTGGCTAAAGGTAATGGATGACAAGCTTAGAAAAGAGCGCAAGTAATGGATGTTGCGCAGTTAAATGATTTATTCTTTGAAGCTGCGGAAACAGAAAGAAAATTGCCAAGTGCTTTTAGAAAGCAAAAGATGGTCAACTGGCCAGATTATGTAACTGAGTGGTCTGGTTATGGTTACAG